CTTAAACAACCACCCTTTAATAGTAAATGATGTATCACACGTTACACGTGTTGGTTGTGTGGGTTGCTGTTCTACCGGGTAACCCATAGTTAATGTACCATTCCAAAGTACTTCAGAACGAATTTCTATGTTAGACATCTCTCTACGAGTCCAAGAAATAATAAAATACGGGTCGCTGTATGGAACAAAATTACTTAAAATTTGATCCATATCTGTCTGAAAACGTGTCACTATACTAACGCTAACTTCTATATTGACTGGTACTGGTTGTAAGTTTTGATCAGCGGTGGAAGGAGTAAAAGCGGCTATGTTAGGGTTAACGTTAAACTGACCATAGAGCTTATTAAATACTCTGGATTGATCCCTACTGACACTACTAATATAGAACGCTACTACTGGTAATGTAAAATTCTGTGCTGGGTCAACTAAATCAAAAAGAACACGTTGTTTGGGTGCATAAACATATCTAACTGCAATATTGTTACCTACATTACCATGTATATCATAACGCTTCACAACTGCTCCATCAAAAGCATTAAGAAATTGTGTTAATAAATCCTTTACCTCCCAATGATACGTGTAGTTCTGCACTTATATACTTATACAATACGATCTAAAAAGTGTTTAGGTAAGATCTTCTTATTATCTATTATAGTTTTAGCGGATAAACCATCCAATATGTAAGTCACGCTTTCGTCTTCAACACTTCTGGTACACCTTCCACAAGCTTGTATTAATGCAATAAACATTCTCATTTTATACCAACCTGGATCCTCTTCAAAGAGCTTCTTTATTCTTTTACCACCTAAAGACGGATATGGTAGCTTTATAATAACTTGCCACTTACCTAAATCGCCTTTTAAGTCTAATCCCATAGTTAAAGAGGGACTAACTAAAACTGTATCATCTGGTCTAAGAACGTGCTGTTTAATAATGTCTTCATTAGTAGTACCTTCTTCTCTCCATAAAAAGCGCTTACCTTTAAGCTTCTTTTGTACAGCTTGTGTAATAGCAAAAGAGTGTGTATGTATTATGCCTTTTTCACCTTTATGACTATCTGCTAATGTATTAGCTATTTCTACCACCGGTGGTAGGTTCTTTTCCATTAACTTGTGATTTAATGGATATTTGGTGTGGCAATAAATAGGGCTCTTTTTAGGATCAAAGGTAGATTCAATCTCTACATATTCAAAATCAGTAATACCTAATGTTTTTGCAAATATGTTTTTGTCTACAATAGTTGCGCTCATTAAAATTACTGTATCTGCATAATCAAACAAACAACCGCTGAGTTTATCTATTTTTAGAGGTGTAAAGATAGCCTTTTCACCATCTTTCTCAATAATGTATTGCGTATCCTCCCAATGGTCTATAGTATTAACAATAGACTCATAAAGGTCTTTTCTAAACTGCTGTTGTATGAGTTCTACCTTGTTACTATCGTAACGAGAGCGATTTGCGCGTGAGTCAATTACCCCTTTAACAGATTCAGCTAAGTCTGTTAACCAACCTAAAGCTTTATTAGAGTTATCAGATGTTAACTTAGTGTATTCTATATCGCTTTGTGTTAAACGACGATAATCAATTAATGTAGAGAAGTTCTTTACGATTTCGTCTTCTAATTCTGAACACTCATCTGCAACAATAACCTGTCTATGTTTTAAATGATCGGGCAAGTTAAAAAACGAAGCATAATTTAATACAGTAAACTTTTCTATTAAAGCACTGTTACGTGCTTCATAATACGGACAGCGATGCTCTTCCCAGCATTCTTTTCTCATCTTCTGCGTAATAACACACGGGGCATAATCTACTGTAAAGCTCTCATCTACATCACACTGATAATTAGACTTGCCTTTAAATATAGAAGACTCATTAAATAGTTCTTTATACTGATTCTGTAAAGCCTTAGTGGTAGTGAGTGCAAACAAGCCATGTAACGGAAACCTGGCCATTACATCTATATAATCTTCGTCATATGCATGGTAGTTAAAAACTAAGTTTTTGAATTCGGAATCACATTCATCGGTTGCATTGGAAAGAGTTTTACTGATAAACGACTTACCCGAACCGGTAGGCGCCTGTACAATAATAAACTTCTTTTCTTTTTTTATAGCCGCTTCAATATCCTGAAGACCTTTTATTTGATGTGGTCTTGGTGTATAACCAGTAGGAAAGTAATCGAGTAACGGTTTATTGAGCAACATTAACTAATAATACACTACTATCTAATTAGTTCAATGATGAAATTGTAAGGACTGCATTATAAAATTTGCATTTTTTAACTTGATTAGTTGCTTTCAAATTAACTAATAAGTCAAAATCGTTTTCTGCTAATGCTTCTAAAGTATAATCAAATACAAGTTTATCCTTTTCCGGCTTTACTGAAAAAGGAACTGGTATTTCAAATGTTTCTTTCTTTTTTTCGGTTAATAGTATAAACGAAAGATAACAACCGGAAAGCTTAAAATTAATTAATTTTCCTTTTTTGTATTGTTTGTTCTTAAGTGTTAAAATAATATTTTTTTGAAAATAATTTTTAATGTTGTTATCGATAATATTAAGCATTTTATTTGTCCATAAACCGTTCTTTTTCGGCTGTTGACATTCTACTTAATACCTCACTGAAATATTTCCAGAACTGATCTGGTGGGGTGGAAGGTATAACACTAACAACATCAGCAGATTCCGCAGGTATTAACCTATAATCCTGCATGAATATATCCCAAGTTAGTACTAACCCCTTTTGTTGGGGGTTAAACTTTAAGTGTCCAGTAGCTGGTTTAAAGTTAAGAGCGGTCCTTCCAGCTGAACTATTTAGCAAAATAGTATCGTTAGTTGCAAGCATTCTCCTGGTTGCTGGTTCTCCAGGAGAGGGGCGTCTTCTTACGAATTTTATCTCTAATACGTTTTTAGATAGTAGAGTAGCTAATGCTCCTTGGGAAAGTCTCATTTAACATACTTATCATATGTTTCTTCCGGTTCTGCAACACCGAAAATACGGTCTTCGTTAAGAAACACAATATTTTTTAAATTGTTAACATTGCTTGCTTTTAAGCCAAATGTACTCGGAAAAATAACATGTTGACCTGGTTTAACCTTTGCACGAGGGCCAGCTAAAATGACTTTAGCTACACGCCATGCCTGATTAACAGCATTAATAGGTATCCAAATATCTCCTCGACGGATCATAGTGCCATCTTCGTTTGTATCAGCAAATTGACAGAATAAAATATCATCTAATACAGCTGTAAGCTTCCAGCTCTTGAGATTTAAATCACTATTTGCATAGTCTTCAAGTCTAACTAAACCTTTAGTAAGATCGGTTTCAACAGCCTCGTTAGCAGCAAGTGCTTTGTTTTGTTCAGCATGGCTTAAACCACTTTGTTTAATGTCTCTTTCAATCTTGTGTTGTATGCTTTTTTTCATTAGGTAATTTTAAATTAAATAGTTCTATATACTGACTTACTTCTCGGGCTGAAATTTCAAGGTGGTTAGCAACAACCTTGATTGCTTGTTTATTAGTATTATCTTTATCTTTTTGTTTTTTTATGTATGTAACTCTTTTAAATTTTGAGTTAGGTATAATACCATGCAAATAATTAAACCACATTGCATTATTTTCTAATACCGGCCAAACCCGGTTACTTGTTTGATTAACAAGGTTAGACACTTGAGGAGAGTACATAGAACACCACCTCTGTATTAAAAAAGGCTGAAACTCCTTAACCTCATTTATAGTAGAGGTGTCAGGAGTCTTAGTCTTAAAGAGTATCTTGTTAAGATATTCGAACATTAAACAGTAATTTTAGTGGTAGCAATAAAGATATTATCTACCATACTATAAAATTGATCAATAACGGCATTCTGGAATTTCGCAGTTTGTTCCGGTGTTAGGTTAGTACTAAATGCAAAGGCAGGAGCTTGTTTACCGGCTACTAAGTTAACACCAGTGTGGCCAATAGCTACATTATCTTTTGAATATGTAATACTGACAGAAGCTTTACCTTTTTGCTGTACAACACCACCTTGTGTAAATTCAGCATGTACCATAATATCATCGCCTTTCATTTCAATAGGCTTATTGATAATCTTCTGTAAGATATTAGCAATAGAAGTATTAAACAAGCGTTGAAAACATACTGCACCAAACGGGTCTAAGTTAGGTATTTCCCAACAGAAATTAATCATAGAATCACTATAAATATAGTCTTTTTCTAATGAATCTTCTAAGTCAATAAGGTTTAATGTAACCTCAACAGGTGCTACAAAGCTAACAATATTACCAATAGGTAGAGTGCGATCTCTAAAATACTTATAAGCGAAACGCTTATGAATAAAGTCGCCATTATATATTTTTTGGTCTGTAATAATCATAGTTGTATGTTAATATAAATTTTAATATTCTCCACGGTTAAATTTGTTTATAAACCAATCTTGACCGTCATTCCAGTCTTTAGTAAAGGATTTAAGTCCAGGGGATGCATGTACAGCATCGATATTAATAGTGCCGAGTTTTAGTTTAGCTTTATTACACTGTAAACTGAAATCAATATCATAAAAATGAAACTTAGCTGGACATGTTTCATCAAAACTTACTCCAGCTTTAAATAATTTTTTGGGGTTAAATGCTAAAAACAAACCATCAAGTAATAACACTCTTCCGGTTTTACCAAAATGAGTTTTAAACGTCTTATTGTCCATATGGTGTCCTACTGTACCGCTATGAGTTTCCCTTGGACACATTATATGCCATAAACAAGGCTGTCTAATTGCAGGATTACTACCACCTGCTAATCCCACCACATCATACTTTTCAATTGCTTGATGTAATTTAAGTGTCCAGTTCTTATCAGTAATAAGTACATCATCGTGCGCTAATACCAATATACAATCTTCATCTTTATAACGCTCAATAAAAGAATTATAAATTTTAGCTATAGATGTCTTATTATTAAAGACACCGCTAACAGTAGTAATTGTATCTAAATTTTCACTATTAACAATAGTGTATTTGTCTCTTTCTTTAAGAGCAGAATAAGAAGTAGCAGTAGAACAAAAACCTATATTAATGTTCATTAGTCAACAATAACACTACTACGGGGTAAATTGATAAAATCTTTTTTAGTTTGTTCTGCTAAAACAGGGTTATCAAACGGGCCACCTTCGAATAGATATATGTTATTGAGTTTAATATCACTACTGTTAAATTTTTTAGCGAGTTCAACCATGAGCTGATGTTGTTTTGGTGTCCACTCAGCACAAATATCGGTGATGCTTGAAAATAATAAAGCCTCTACCAATAGTTGTTTTTCTTCTAACGTTAATTGTATACCCTTCATATATAAGAAGAGTATAGCTACTTTTCTTAACAAATCTACACTATTTACCGAAAAAGTGTATTAAAAGATCTGTAACACTGCTTATTAAAGCAACCCAAATAGCTGTTTGCATGTGCCAATGTAAGCCTTGTTGTTTAGCATGTTTTGCATCGCATTTGTTAATAGCGCTGTACATTTCATTGTGGTATACTTCC